ACTACGACCTCGAGGAGGACGCCGAGCCGGCGGTCCTGGAGCTCGACGAGGCCCCGACCGACGAGCTCGTCGTCCAATACTGGGCCGGCCCGACGGGCGGCTACAAGGCCGGGCCGCGAGTGAAGTCGGCCATCCTGATGTACGTCGAGCACATGTTCAGTAACCGCGGGGTCCTGGCGGAGAACTCGGCGGCCGAGCTGCCGCAGGGATTCGAGACGCTGCTCGCCAGCCTGTCGCATAACGGAGGCTGGTGATGCCGCCCCCTGGGATCATGCGCGAGAAGTTCGCCCTCGAGCGGCTGCCGGCCGACGAGCGGAACGACGTCGGCGAGCGGATCACGTCTGACTGGGAGGAGGTCGGCCGGTTCTACGGGTCCTACGAGCAGCAGGCCTACATCGAGCAGGAGCAGCGGGCCAAGGTCGGCGGGGCCGTCCAGGCCCTGGTCCGGACTCACTGGCGGGACGACGTGGTCGGCGGTATGCGGCTGCGGTGGCTGACCCGCGGCGGCCGGCTGCTCTACGTCTCCAGCGTCCTCGAGCGTGGCCACCGCCAGGAGCTCGAGCTCACCGTCGAGGAGCAAGTGGCATGATCACGATCTCGATGAGCCCGGTCGACCGCGAGATCGCCGCGCTCGTGCGGTCGTTCGGCCAGCTCGAACCCCGGATCCGGAACAAGCACCTAAAGGCCGCCGTCGGCCGGGCCGCGAAACCGCACGTCGGCGATCTCAGGCGAGTGACGCCGCCGGTGGGCACGCGCCGCGGGCGGCGCAAGAAGGGCGAGAAGCGGAAGTCGTCCGGGGCCCTGCGGCGTTCCGTCCGGGTCCGCACCAAATCCAAGAAAGACGCAGCGTTCGCGGTGCTGGGCTACAAGGCTGGCCCCGAGAGCCGGAAGGCGATCTGGCTGGAGTTCGGCACGAAAAAGGGCATCGCCCCGCGCGGCATGGTGGCGAACCTGATGTCGCAGATCGGGCCCCAGGTCCAGGCCCGCCTCCCGGCGGAACTGAAGATCGCCCTCGAGCGGGCCGTCCGCGAAGTCGCAAGCGGCCGCAACCCCGGAGGCTGAACCATGCTCCCCGAGTCCTGGCTCTACGAGGCGATCGAGGCGGCCGCCGGCTCCGGCGTCGAGGCCTACCCGGTCAGCTACACCGGCGGCGGCGAGCCACCCTACGTCGTCTTTCAGCGGGCCTCCACGACGCCCCAGCTCGTGCTCCAGGACGAGCTCTCCGAGACGCCCGAACTGGACGCGTTCCCGCGGCAGGCGACCTACACGGTCGAGATCTACGCGGACGGCTACCTCGAGGCGCGGGAGATCGCCCAGGCCGTCTCTGACGCCCTGCATCGGTTCACGGGGCCGATGGACTACCTGACAATCGAGCACTGTCTCCTGGTGGACGACAGGGACTCCGCGGCCGTCTACCTCGAGGGCCGCGAGGTGCCGACGTACATCGTCGAACAGACCTACCAGATCGCCTGGAGCGAGTAACGAATGGCCGTTCTTTCGAGCATGCCGAGCCCGGGGCCCACGCTCCCGGCGAACTGCACGAACGTCAAGGTCCGCACCGTCGGCGCAGACCCGTCCGGCGGCAATAACAAAATCGACGTTACGGTCCTCGACGACGACGAGCGCAAGTACCAGGCCGCCCCGCTCGTCGACGTCGATCCAGGAGCCGACGAGGAAGGCGTGAAACAGATCGTGGTAGCCCAGTTCTTTGGCGAGGCCCCGGAGCCGGATGGTCCCGGCGCGACCGGCTGGGTCTGTACCGAGGTCGAGACCGAGTATGCGGTCGGCGAGTTCGTGAAGGGCACCGCGACGTACGTCTACAAGAATCCTGGAGACTGATCCATGTCCATGACCAGCTCGCAGGGCGAGACGTTCGCCGGGATCTCGGGACTGACGAACATCAAGGTCGCAAAGAAGTCGGCCGACCCGACCGACTCCAGTAACCGCCTCGATGCGTCGACGCTCGCGCTTGCCGCAGGATCGGACCGAGTCTACGTCGACGGCCTGCCGGACTCCGGGTCCGGTGCAGTGGACGGCCTGGAGATCACCGTGACGGTCTCGTTCCTGTCGGACTCGCCGCCGAGCGCCGGGGACGAGACTTCATACGGCGGCCAGACGTTGGTCTGCACGGAAGCCGAGGTCGAGTACGCCGTGGGCGAGCTCGTTAAGGGAACCGCGACCTACAAGACGAAGCCGCCCGAGGAGTCGTGATCCTGGGCCGAAAGGGATCCGATGCCAGCCTCCTCGCAGGGTTCGACCGTCTCCTTTGACGGCGAGAATATCGGTCAGCTCCTCGGCTGGACGGTCGTCCCGGGCAGGGCCGTCGTTCAGGACGTGTCGTCTGGGGACTCGACCTACTACGGAGATGGCGACGAAAAACGGCTAGTTCGTCAGGTCGAGTGCCTGAGTGTGGAACCAGGCCGGGCGACCTATACGTTGCTCGGGGCCCCACCTCACATCAAGGGCGACATCGGAAAGAAGGGCACGCTGTCGATCGGCTTCGACGGCGGCTCACTCTCGGCCGAGGCGTTCCTCGAGGAGTTCGAGGTAACGGGGTCGGTCGGCGAGCTGCTGAAAGGCTCGGCGACGTTCATCCTCACCGGAGACCTCTGATGCCACTCTCGAAAGCCGCCATCCTCGACATCGACGACCTGGGCGAGCCCATCCGGTTCCACGTCCCGGAATGGGACAAGGGCACGCCAGCCGAAGACGGGATCGTCTGCCTGCGGCGGCCGACGGCCCACGCGCGGGACCAGTGGGAGCTCTACTGCGAGCAGCACAAGACGAAGCCGAAGGACGTCTGGCGGGCCAAGCTCGCGAGCATGCTCCTGTGTGACGAGAAGGGGAAGCTCCTGTTCTCGGAGGCTGAGATTGCGAAGCTCGGCGAGAAGTCGGCCGCAGCGCTCCACCGGATCTGGGAGCAGGGCCTGGCCCTGATGCGGATCACGACCGAGGAGATCAGGGAACTCGAAAAAAACTGAGAGAGCGCCGGCCGCTGGACAAGTTCCTCTACCGGCTGGCGCGTGAATTCGGGATCTGGGACGTCGAAAGCTGGAAGAAGGAGATCACGCTCGAGCAGGTGAAACGCTGGCTGGCCTTCTACCGCCTAGAGCCATTCGGGGACGAGTGGCGGCGGACGGCCCGACTCGCGGTGACTGTGGCTGCCAGCAACGGGGCGAAGGTCAAGGAAGACGCCGAGGAGCTGTTCCTGCCAACGTACGACCCGGCACGCCCAATGCAGACGGAAGCCGAGATGATCGCGGAACTTTCCAAGCTCGGAATGAAGCACCGGAAGAAGTGACATGGCCACGATCGGCAAAGTCTCCGCAGTGTTCACCGCCTCGACGTCCGGTCTGCGGACCGGCGTGAACCAGGCCGCCCAGTCGATGCAGCAGATGCAGCAGTCGGTGGCCGGCCTGCGGGGCCAGCTCTCCACGCTCACGGCCATCTCCGGGGCCCAGCTTTTCGGCCAGATCGCCTCGGCGGCCAGCCAGGCCGTCCGCTCGCTGATCTCGTTCGGGCAGTCCCAGGCCCAGGTGATCGACGACACGAGCAAACTCGCGGCCAGGCTGGGCATGACCTACGGCGAATTGGCGGGCCTGTCGCTCGCCGGCGACCTGGCTGGGGTGTCGATGGACACGATCGGGGCCGCGGTCACGAAGGCCGACGTCGCGTTTGTGCGGGCCGCCGAGGGCTCGAAGACGGCCGCGGACGCGTTCGCTTCGATCGGCCTGTCCCTCGACGACCTCCAGGGCCTGTCCGCCGCCGAGAGGTTCGACGCGATCGTGGACGCGATCGCCGCCCTGCCCACCGAAGCCCAGCGGGCCGAGGCCGCCGTCCAGCTCTTCGGCCGGTCCGGGGCCCAGCTCCTGCCGCTGTTCGCCGGCGGGGCCGAGGGCATCGCCGCCGCCCGTGCCGAGGCCGAGCGGTTCGGGCTGGCGCTTACCGGCATGCAGGGCCAGAACGTCGAAGCGATGAACGACGCGTTCACTCGTGCCCAGCAGGCCGTCGCCGGCGTGGTCCAACAGGTCGTCGCCTACCTGGCCCCGGCCATTGAGAACGTGACCACCGCGTTCTCGGAATTCATTGGAAACGAGGGCGGGGCAAGCATCGGCCAGAACATTGGCGACGGCATCCTCCAAGGAGCGCGGTTCCTTGCCCAGATCGGGGACTCGCTCACGCAGAACCTCACTGGCGTCTGGCAGTACGTCTCCCAGGTTGGGGCCCAGTGGGCCGGGGTGTGGGACATCGCCGGCCGGGTCGGGTCCGTGTTCGCCGGCATCGGCCGACTGCTCCAGGGCGCGTTCCAGACCATCGTCGGCAGTTTCTCGTCGATCGGGCAGATCATCCTGACGGCGGTCCGCGAGGCGGCCGCGGTGCTCGGGTTCGACACCGCACCGCTCGACTCGGCCCTCGCCGGGCTCCAGGCGTTCAATCAGCAGATCAGCAAGGACATCGAGGCATCTTTCAACGCCGCCGGCAAGAATTTCGGGGCCGCCCTGGAAACCAACGCCGCCGCCGTCGGCGAAGCCATCCCCGGCCCGCTGACGCAGACGATCGACGACGCGATCGCCGCCGCCCAGGCCGCCGCGGCCGCCGTGGACGTGGCCGAGAAGCAGACGATCGAAGTCCAGACCACACAACGCATCGACGCCCGCGAGCTGCGGGAGGCCGTCCAAGGGACCGATAGCCGGTCGACTGAGGGCATCCGCGAGATGTTCCGGCTTATGCGTGGCGACAGCGGCAACGTCCAGGAAAGAATCGCCGCCGCCACCGAGCGGGCCGCCGCCGCGCTTGAGAACCAAGAGCCGGACGACTTCGACGTGGCCGACCTCGCGCCGGCGGCAGGAGCGTAACGATGGGAATCGTCTGGTGTCGCTACTGCCCGCTCGAACGGTCGCACGGCGGCAAGCATCAGGATACCTACACCTACGAGGAGTTCTATCTGATTCGGACGGACGACCCGTCCGAGCCGATGACGGACATCCGCGCGTCCCCTGGCATCGAGTACCTCGACGCGCACCCAGACGACGCGTCCTGCAAGGCCCTTGAGTTCGACGTTCGCCCGGAGGGCGACTCGGGCCTGCTCTACAAGATGCGGATCCGTTACTACGCGCCGCCGCCGGACGCGGAGAACGAGAACAACTCGGGAGAGCCCGGCCAGATTGAAGGGATCATGAAGTATCCCATCTGGGGCGCGAGCTCGAGCGTCACCAGCAGCCCATGCTTCCAGCACTTTCCGAACAACGGCGACAACGGCACGCTGGAAACGATCTGCAACTCGGCCGGCGATCCACTCGAAGGCTTGGAAAAGGAGCAGGCGGGCGCGCGGCTGACGCTCACGCAGTACTACCTCAACCACCAAGAATGGCGAGATCTGCAAACGGAATACACCAACGCTGTCAACGAGAACGAATGGAATGGCGGCGGCGCGCGGACCTGGAAGTGCCAGGGCTGCTCGGCCCGCCTTCAAACCGAGAACGTCGCCGGGTCCACGATCGTGTTTTGGGAAGTGAACTGGGATTTTGAGTACCGCGCCGAGACCTGGGACTGCATGCCCTGGGACGTGGGATTCGCCCAGCTCGTGGACGAGAACGGCGATCCGGCCCCGTACGGCAATAAACGGGCCCAGATCAAAGGCCAGGACGACAAGGCTGTGAGGCAGCCGGTCGCGCTCCAGGCCGACGGCACGGCAGCAGCGCCAGGCTCGCCACCCAGCGTGATCAAGGGCGGGGCCGGCGTGCGAATCTATCCGGAGCTGGAGTTCGGAGGTGTCTTCGGGCAACTGTTCACGCCATGACCAGACGCAAAGCCAATCCGGGCCAGCGGCCGTTCCTGGTCTCCGGCGATTCCATGAAACGGATCGCCGCGGCGGTGCAGGGATACGAGCACGGCAACCGGAGGCAATCGCCGGTTAAGTTTCGCACGGCGACCGGCGATGAGGGCGGCGATTCTGTCCGCCTCGGCCGCATCTCGTCAGAGTGGGCCCACGGCGATTCGGCGACCGTCGAAAGGCTGGACGAGGCCGGCGATCCGTTTGATCCAAGCCAAACATTTGAGGCGATGAACTTTTTTGGCAATGTGCATGTTCCGAGTGGCACGCTCAACGTCGCCTGCGGCCTCGTCGGCGGGACGTGGATTCTGATCGAGGCAGAGCGCATAAAAAAAACCGTTGTTGTCGACGTTCGTTTTGAAGACGGGAATTTGGTCAAAGACCTAGAGGATCTGTGGGTGATCGATGACGCTGGCGAGGTGACAACAGAGACCATTGTGGAGACCACCGAATGCCCGGGCTAGACTTTTAAATGACGCTTTATACGGCCAACGGCCTATTGTTGCGAACCGGCAACAGCCTTGCCACGAGCGACGCGTGCTGCTGCGCTGGGTCATGCGGCTGCAATCCCGGCGAATCTCCGCCGCCGGCCGTGTCCGTCACGCTGAGCGGATTCGAGGACAAAACGCAGGGCGATCCGCTCGTTTATGTTCGTGTCCTGTCGTGCGGCGGCTCTGGTGCACTCGGCTACGCCACCGGGCCCGGCGGCGACCCAAAGGGGAAACTCGACGACGACATGGGGCCCATTGAGGGCATCAAGATTTCCAGCGGTGGAGGAGGCTACGCGAGGTACGGGAGAACGGCCCCCACGCTGTCGCTCGGCAACGCAAGCGACGAGCCGGCCGCAGTGTCGATAGAGCTAGAGGAGACGGAAGACTCTTGCGGATGCCCGATCTGGACCGTTACTTCAGTGTCAGTAACCGAAGGAGGCGTAGGTTACTCGGACTTTGACGCGATAAGCCTGGTGGCGTCAGGGGGCGGCACAGTCGTCGAGCCTGCGTCTGGAGTCATTAGGACTTCTGCGAAACGCTACGAACCGACGGGGAAATTCGCGCTCGAGGCTTCCACGACGACTGGCACAGGCGCGACTTTCTCTGTTACCACCACGCCAGCCAGCAAAACACCAGACGCCGAAACGTGGGCGGTTGCCAGCGTTACTTTTACCGGAGACACCGGAGAATTTACGGACGGCCAACCACTGTCTTTTTCTGGCAAGTACGTTTCCGAAGCGGCTATGGCAGAAGTGCGAGTTGTGACCGTGCATTCGGTGCCATCGACCACCGTGAGCGTCAAGAGCGACGCAGGAACTGGCGCATCTGTTTCCGTGTCGCTCTCTAGCAATAAAAACTCACCAGAAACGTGGTCTGTTTCCGGCTACTCGATCGACGGCCCCGGAAGCGGGTATGTGGTTCTCGATGCCGTCACGGCTGCGGTAGACGACGGCGAAGAGGTGGCGGCAGCAGCGGGCAGCGTCGATGAAGTGGACGAAGACGGCGGAATCTTGTCTATCGATTTCGGCACGCTCGGGGAGTTCTACAAGCTCACCGGCAAGATAGCGTCGCTAAATGTTATCGATGGCGGAGAATACTTTGTCTCGAAGAACGAACTCGCGTCCGTAGACCTTGACAACGGCGGGCTTTATTATCTCGTAGACAAATCACAGTCTCCGTGCGTGCCAGAGACGACCGTAGTGATCGAGCAGCTAGCGCCGAGCGACGGTAGCGACGCTGCTGTCGAGGCCACCATCGACACAGACCAAGACAGCAAAACATTTGGACAGGTAACTGAACTTACAGTCAGCAAGGCCGGCGACGGCTATCTTGCGTGGTTGTGGGAATATGGGTGCTTGTCGCGGTTTGACGGGCGTACGTTTACACTGCCTGCTTCTCCGCTTGACGATTGCTATTATGTCGCCGAGTGCGAAGGGGCGGATTTGTATTGCAATGAGGGCGAGCTGGTACAAGCGTCGCTGACCGGCTATGTGCAAGTCGAGCACCGCAGGCACGGCGAGATTGTGTCGTCCGCTACACTTGCGACCATAGAGTCCCGAGACGGGTGCAGCAGCGTTACGCTCACGGACGAAGACGGAGAGCGAACCGCGCAAATAACTGCCACCGAGATCGGCTCGGGCGAGGGCTCGGGCGAGGGCTCGGGCGAGGGCTCGGGCGAGGGCTCAGGCGAGGGCTCGGGCGAGGGCTCGGGCGAGGGCTCGGGCGAGGGCGAAGACAACGGACTCGACTGCCCCCCTGTGATGCTCGACGAAATCGCAGAGACGATCAGCGTCAATTTGCTATGGGGCGGAAAGACCTACGACACTGATGGCGTAAATTTTTCCACGGAAACTATCCCTCCTGAGTGTGATTTCAACGGGCCAAGAATCCTAATAAGGTATTTAATGGGAGGCGACTTTCTCACGAAATTCGACGGAACCGATGCTGACGAAACGAACGCGGAGGGGCCGCAGTGGGAACTCGCGATCACAGGCGAGTTGTACCGCACAACGGAAACGTGTAACGGATGGGGGTTCAGTTTGAGTGCAAATCTTCAGCCTCTTCCTTTTGGCCCTGCTAGTTGGGATAGCAACTTCGACATGATCGGCGAAGTGCCGGTTGACGAGGAGGGCTATCCGTCTGGAACTGCGCACATGAGGCACACAGGCGAACTTCCAGGCGCGGACGGGGAGCCGTGGTTCATTGTTCAAGACAGTGTCCCGCCGTGGTCTTTGGGCGAGCCACCTGTTTACTTCCCTAAGTGGATCACGCGATCGATAACTGTTGAGTTTTCTAGAGACTTGTCGTGACTTCCTGCACTCGTCAGCAGTTCGAGGCGTTGTGCGCGATGCGCGGCTATCCGCTGGAGCCTGCGCTACAGTGCGTTGTGTCGCAGCATGGCGACCGCTGGGTCGTCGATGTCGATCACGCCGCGTATCCGCGGATGCGCAAGCGCAGCGAAGCGCCGCAGGCCATGCCGTCACTGGTTGAGCGGGCCAGGAACTTTGCTACGTCGGCCGCCCGGCACGTCGCGTCTGGAATGCGCACCTGCACCGAGGAGCAGGTCGAGGCCCGCTACGCCATCTGCCGCGCGTGCGAGTTTTTCCGCGACGAGTCGTGCATGAAGTGCGGGTGTCCGCTGGCCCGCGGCGTCAGGCTCGTGAGCAAGTTATCGTGGGCGAACGAGAATTGCCCGGTTGGTAAGTGGGGTCCGGGGTCCCAGCAGTGATGCGGTTCGACCTCGTCGTCGTCGTGACCCTCGCCCGGCGGCCAGACAGGCTCGCCGCCTTCAAAGCCCGGCTGGCCGCGGCGAGCCAGTACCTCGCGGCTGAACTCCAGGTCGCGCCGGCCGTCGACGGCCTCGTCTGCCAGCCGCCTGACTGGTGGAAGACCACGCCCGGGGCCTGGGGCTGCTACCGCTCTCACCTGCGGATCATCGAGGACGCGATCTGCGAAGGCCTGGAGTCGGTCCTGATCTTCGAGGACGACGCGACGTTCGTCGACGACTTCACGCCCAAGGCGATCGCGTTCCTCGAGGCCCTGCCGGCCGACTGGGGCCAGGCCTACCTCGGCGGCCAACACCTGGCCAAGGCGTTCCCGGCGGGCCACGGCGTCGTTCTGGGCTGCAACATCAACCGGACCCACGCCTACGCGCTCCGCGGCCCCGACGGCCTCCAGGCGGCCTACCGCTGGCTCTGCTCGAGCGACCGCTGGCGGGACAGGCACCACGTCGACCACCAGTTCGGCCGCATCCAGCGGGACGGCCGGCTGGCCGCGTACGCGCCCGCGGAGTGGCTCTGCGGGCAGGCCGAGGACCAGGCGAGCGACGTGTCTGGCAAACCCGTTCCGGCCCGCTGGTGGCAGCCTGGGCCGTCGGGCGCGAGACGGGTCCGGGTGCGGCAGCCGGTGGAATCAGCGGGCTCCTGAGTTACACCCAGGGGGCCCCGTCACGGAGGACGCATGGCAGACCCTATCACGGCGATGGCCGCCCGGCTGGTCAAGGCTCACCCAGACGCCCCGGCGAAGAGCCTGGCCCGGCGGCTGGTCGCGGAGTCGAACGACGCGATCACGCTCGAGCAGGCCCGGTCGCGGATCCGGTTCCAGTTTGGGCAGAACGGAAAACCGCACCGCAAGAAAACAGCGAACGCCCGGGAGCCTCGCGTGCCAGGCCAGGTGCGGGCAATGCCGAGTTCGATCGCGGAGCCCTGGACGCCGCACCGAATGAACGTGATCGGGGCGGTCGGGATCCTTTCGGACGTCCACGTCCCGTATCACTCCGAGGTCGCGGTCCGGGCGGCGGTCGACCACCTGAAGGCCCACGGCCTGGCCGGGCTGCTACTGAACGGCGACATAGCGGACTTCTACGCGATCTCGCGTTACATGAAGGACCCGAGCCAGCGGGACTTCAAGGGCGAGCTCGACGCTGTCCGCGGGTTCCTGGCGTGGATCCGCCAGGAGTTCCCCGAGATCCCGATCGTGTTTAAGGCCGGCAATCACGAGGAGCGCTGGAACGTTTGGCTCTTCCAGCACGCCGCCGAGATCTCGGACGATCCGCGGATGAGCCTGGGCGCGTGGCTCGAACTGGACCAGGTCGGCATGACGCTCGTCGAGGACCAGCGGCCGGTGATGCTGGGGAAGCTGCCGGTCCTGCATGGGCACGAGCTGCCGAAGGGCATGGCCGCGCCGGTCAATCCGGCCCGGGGCGTGTTCCTGCGAACGCTGTCCACCGGCCTGGTGGGCCATTCGCACCGCAGCTCGAACCACGCCGAGAGCGACATGTGGCACAAGGAGACGGCCTGCTGGTCGACCGGCTGCCTGTGCGACCTGACGCCCGAGTACGCGCGGATCAACCGCTGGAACTGGGGATTCGCGATCGCCACCGTCCACAAGGGCGGGGCGTTCGACGTCCAGAACTTCCGCGTGATGCTCGACGGGAGCGTCCGCACGTCATGACGGCCGCGGACCTCGAGGCCGCGGAGCAGCTCGCCCGCCGGTTCGGGCCGCGGAACTGCTGGACTGGGGACAGCGGGACTCTAGCCTCGTTCGCTCTGGCCCTGATCCGCGAACACCGAGGAGGTTCCGTGAAAGATCCCGCCCGCCCTGGCTACGGCGAGCCTGTCACTGCCGCCGAGTCTCTGCTGGTCCATGCCCAGAACGTGGTCCGCCAGCGCCGCAGCACCTACGGCCCGCCGGCGGAACATTTCGCGAAGACGGTGGCGGCCGTGAACGCGATCTTTGGGCACAAGCTCCGCGAGCCGCTGACCGTCGCCGACTGGGCCCAGATCATGATCCTCGACAAGCTCGCCCGGCATCAGGGGGCCAGCAAGTCCTCGGATACGCCCGTGGATCTCGCCGGCTACGCGGCGTGCCTGGCCGAGGTGGAGGGCCTGCCGTGACGAGCTGGGACTTCTTCGACACGTTGTCGGGCCGCGCCACGGGCCACGAGCCCTGGCGGCTGTTCGACCACGTCGGCGGCGAGGAGTATCGGCGGGTCCGGCAGCTCGCCGAGATCCAGAGCGACAAGACCTGGCCCGGGATCTTCCGGTCACTCGAGGCCCTGACCGGCTGGCCGGCCGCGCGGGTCGCCGAACTGCGGGAGCGCGAGTGGCAGGCCGAACTGGCCGCGGCGTTCCCGATCCTGGAGAACGTCCGCCGCGTCCGGCCCCGCGACCGGATCGTCTCGGACACCTACTTCTCCGCGTCCCAAGTCCGCGAGCTCGCCGGCCGGATCGGGATCCCGCGGTCGGTCGAGATCGTGACGAGCTGGGACGGCAAGCATTCCGGGGCCTGGTGGAAGACGCCGGCGGCCGCCGCGGCGGAAGTGCATGTCGGCGACAACCACCGCAGCGACTACCTTGAGCCGCGCCGGGCGGGCCACAAGGCCGAGGCCTACACGAACGGACGCCAGGCGCGCGAAGAGCAGGCACTGGCGGACTCTGGCCGGTGGGAGGTCGCCGCGGCCATGCGTGCGGCCCGGCTCCAGAACATCTACGCCGAGGACGGCCCGGCGTTTCGCGCATGGGCCTCGGCCGCCCAGGCGAACGTCCGGTTCCTGATCCTGGCCGCCGCCCTGGTGCGGCAGTACGTCGAGGCGGCCAGACCCAAACGGGTGTTGTTTGTCTCCAGGGACACCCTGCTCCTCCAGGAGGCCTACCGGCGCTTCTGGCAGGACATCGAGGTCGGGACGTTCTGGTCGAGCCGGCAGGCCCTGACGCAACCGAGCCGCGACTACCTGACATACGTCAAGTCGATCGCTTCCGGGGCCCTGTTCGTGGATCTGCACGGCACGGGCCGCAGCGTCCGAGCCTTCGAGGCGGCAGCCGGCGTCGAACTGGCCTACGTCTTCGTCTGCGGCCAGCGGCGGCTGCCGGCCAGGTGTCACCGGCTGGTCGATCTGCCCCACATCGGCACGGGGACGGCGGTCGAGGTGATGAACTACGACGCCGGCGGGCGGGTGCTGGACGTGGTCGACGGCGAGCCGGTGCGCGCGACGGTCGAGTACGACCTCGAGCTCGTGGCCGCGCACCGGACGGCCTCGCTGCTCGGGGTGGCGAGCTGCTGCCAGCCCCCGGCGGCCGTCAGGACCGATGAGGTCGCGGAGGCGGCGCGGGCGGTCGAGGCGGCTGTGTCCCGGGAGCTCCTCGCCCAGCACCAGGTCCACCATCACGATCGGCCTGCGACGACTGGGCGGGTCGTGCGTCGCAGGATTCGCCGATAGTTGCAAGCCGGGGGCAGGAAGGCGACGAACGGCCGGCTACGCCGATCGTGCCGGTGGCTCCGGATCCGGCCGGAACACCCGGGGCATGCTCTGCCAGGCCTTCGGGCGCTTTGAGTCGACCACGCGCGGGTCGAGGTACGACCGCCGCGTGATCCGGTCGGACGAGTGCCCGAGGAACGCGGTCGCGTCGAGCCCGGCCGCCGCCAGGTGCGAGGCCGTGGACCGGCGCAGCGCGTGGAACTGCACGTCGCGGCCGTCGCCAAGCCCAGCCCAGCGGGTGATCGTCTTCCAGCGTTTCCGGAGGGCCGTCCCGGACGCGAGCCACCAGAAAACCGTCGGCCCATCGTGCCGGCTGACGGCGTCGACCAGGTCGCAGGCCTCGGGCGACAGCTCGTAGACCCGCTCCTGGGCCCGGCCCTTCCGGACTCGCGCGGGGACCGTGAGCGTCGGCCGCTGCCAGCAGTGCCGCGGCGTCGAGAGGATCGCGTTGATCCGCTCGCCAGACTCTAGGCCGACGGCAATCAGCGCCGGGAAGAACACCCGCGCGGGGACCGGCCCCACCCAGCCGCCGGCGTGCCGCGCGGCTGCCGCCAGCCGGCCGAGCTCGTCGGCGGTGAAGGCCCGCGGGACATGGTGCGGCACGAGCTCAGGCGCGACGGTCGGCCGCAGTTTCACCAGCCCGCGGCCCTGGGCAAGGTTCCAGAGAGCCAGGATGCCCGACCGCTCGCGGGCGACGGAGTTCGGCGACTTCTTCTCGGCCATCTTCGTGAGCCACTGCGAGACGACCAGGTCGTCCAGGTCGTCGAGCAGGGCCGGCCGCCCGAGCCACTTGGAGAACTGCGTGATCGCGTGCCGCAGGAGCCGCACGCTTTCTGGCGATCGGCCGCGGAGACGAAGGGGGACGTAAACGGTTTCGAGAAAGGCGTCGAGTGTCATCGCGTGTACCTCCGACGAAGGGATAGGTCACGCTTCCGTGCTTGGGGGGCTTCTTCCGTGGGGTGTTCCGGTCGTGCGGCCTTTTCCGATTGGCCGCCGCACGTCTGGTCGGTGAACGGTTCGCTCCTGCCCCCGCCACTGTCAATAGTTGCAATCCTGTCCGGAAAACGCC